AAAAAAACACCCCCATGTTAAACCTCTAATGACTATGCTTCCTTATGTCTCATTTTGTTTTATCTATACTCATTTTGACTTCTTTTGTCGCTTACTGTTCTTTTTTGATTCTAGAACTTTTAGCCTTTATACATCAAAATTACATCACAAAAAAGGGGCCTACTCGGCCTCTTTCTTTTGTCGTTCTATATCTTCTCTGATCAGATCTTTCAGGTATCTGTTAACGCTCTCTTTTGTGTCTAGGTATTCCAGAATGTCTGTATCCTCCTTAGTCTTCTATTATTTCCATTAGTACGTCCTTAGCGTCTTCGTCGCAATTATGTTTGTATAGCCAGTTTGCTACTTCCTTTACTGTCATCATGTGTTCATTGTAATACAATTGATCCATCATGTCTTCCCTTAATCTCATCACTGCTTCTTCTCTAGTCATGTTACGATTCCTCCTTTTTATTCGTTTCCTAAATTCATGATTTCTTCTAGTTCATATTTATATGAATTGTAGATTGCTAGGTCTCTTTCAAGTTGTTCGATTCTAGCGCAAACTTGTTTTACATAGTTCGTGTTTCCTTTTTGTGCTTCCTTAACCAAGTCTTCTTTTTCTTGTTCTAGTGAGCGATTAATGCTTTCAATTTGCCATGTTGTTCTGTTTATTACTAGTTCTAATAGCTTTTTTGTTTTTGTTTCCATTGTGTTCTATCTCTCTTTCTTTTTACACTCACATTGTGATGTAATACAGTTCATAAAGCAAGCAAAAAAGCGAAAAATAAAGCAGAAAATAAAAAAGAAGGGAACGCTATTTTTCAAGCATTCCCTTGATCCGTTCCGATAAGTCTTTGACCTGTTCTTTTAGCGTAGCCACTTCCTTTTCCAGCTCGTTATGGCTTTCGATTTTTTTAGCTAGACTGTCGACCTTTTTGTCCATCTGTTCTACCTTGTAATCCAGCAATGCCGAATGTTTGGAGTTGCTGGTCCATGTTGCTAAAACCGAAGGTACTCCGACGCAAAGTCCGGATATGATCGCAACCAGAATTGTATCAGTCATTATTCGTCCTCATTTACTTCTGGCAAACCTGCTAGGCTTGTTAGAATCGAGCATACGCCGGCCACGACCGTTGTGCTAGCTGCGTACATCCAGTTAATATCCGGAACGGCTGCGCCTACGGTGATAGAGGCTAGAGCTGTTTGAGCCATTGTCTTGATTGCTCGAACTCCTGCTGCTTCCCACCATGCTTTGTTTGTAAGTCTACTCATCCTCGTTACCTCCTACTAAAAAGGGCACGCCATCTGGCATGCCTTCAATCACCTATACTATTCTAGAAACCGTTTCTGATGCGTTGATCAGAGTTCCGGCTGCTGATGTAACCCACGTTAGAGCGACCTTGTTTCCTGGTGCTGCTGGTGCTGCCTGGATAACAGCGGATACTGGAAGAGTGATCACGTTGTCTACTGCGGTTGTTGTTACTTGTGCTACGGCTCCCGGTACTGCTGTTCCGTTGGCATAAAGTTGCACTTGATTTGTTCCCGCTGCGGTTGCTGAAATCACGAAGCTTCCATCTACTTTATAAGTTCCAGGTCTTACGATCTCCAGAGCGTTTCCGTTTAGATTGACTCTGTTGTTCGTCCGAGTCTGAACGGTTCCAGGTGGGATCGTTGCGCCTGCTGCTAGTGCTGCGCTTGTCGTGTTGACGACTTGGATCATCTTTATACCTCTAGGCTACTGTAGCGCCTGCTGGGTAGTAAGTTCCATATTGTGGGTAGTAAGGCGGATTTGTGTAATATCGTCCTAATTGGCTCAAGATGTTATGAGTTTGTACACTGTTTGAAATTGCCTGCAAGCTTTGATCATATTGTGTTTTCAAGGCATCATATTTGTCTTGCATCATTTGAGTCTTTAAGTTGCAGCAGCATTGTTCCATCTGGTGAGATAGGTTGTTAATGCTTTCCTGTACTCCTCCAAAACCTTGGCATAAAGAACTATTTACACCGTTGAAGCCATTCATCATGGCCATCTGTGTTTGGTTTGCGTTTTGCATCTGGTTCACGTTCATCTGGTTGATTAGCTGCGCGTTTTCGTATGAGCTTGAGCAGATTCCGTTTGAAATTCCGTCTAGCTTATTAATAATAGCTTGCGTATCAAATCCACGTTGAACCTCTGCTTGTGTGCCTTGCTGGTTTCCCCAGGCTCCGCCGCCACCAAATCCAAAAATCAAAAAGAATAAAATTAGAATGATAATCCCGTTTCCTTCTAGAAATCCATCTTTGTTTCCAGTTACAGAAGCGATATCAGATAATGATAAGTTGTCCATGTGTGTTCTCCTTTCTTATCTATCTTGATTTTGCAAAATCCTATTTTAGAAAGCCCTTGAACTGTTCCGCCATTTGTTTGGCTTGATCCAGTTGAGCCTGCGTAAATTTTCCGGAGGCCATCAGCTCGTTTAGAAGTTGCTGCGGGTCCTGCGTCCCTAGCATCTTTTTAAATTGCTGAAATTGTTGCAGCATATTTCCTTTTCCTCCTGGTCTATTTTGAAGTAGTGGATTCATGACGGTTGCCTCCTCTCGCATTCTGTTCTACCTTTGAAAGCCATTCATTGAATTCTGCCTTCGTGAGGTACTTGTCTTCCGGTTGATCTTCTTTCACTTCCTGGAAGCTATAAGCCTTGATCGTACAGAACCCACTTGCGTCTGCTTGTTTCTGATAAAAAATAGGCTTGTTACTATCCATTAAAATCACGGACTGGTTCGGTCCTAGAGTGAAAGCTTTAGCACTTTCGATTCCATTTACAAATTGAATCTGGTTCATTTGTTGAGTCGGTGCCTGCATCTGTGGCATTCCAAACTGCCCAGGCTGCGGCATGAAATTATTGAAATATGGTGTGTTCATTGTGTTCTACCTCTTTTCACCTATATTCTCTAATATTTCCATGTCTGGAACCGTCCCTCTTTTGTCCTTCTTTAGCTTGTAAAATTCGAAGGCCATATCAACCAAAAGGGCCCAGTAGTAGTCATTTAAATCCTTGACGGTTTCTTCGAATTCATCTTTTGACATGCCTGCATCCTGGTAGTGCCATTGCGAGTCTTGCGTTTTGCTTCTTAGCTGGTATACAACTTTTTTCTGTCTGTCGCTCAGTCCTTGCTCTTCAATCAAAAAATGCGCAAAGTCTGGGCGTAGAGGTGTCTGGTATCTTCTATTTATTCTCCTGTTCATTGTGTTCTATTGCTGATCCTTTCTATTTAAATGTTCCGTATGGACTTGTATTAAATCCGGCCGAGTTTAGCTCTCCACAGGCCATCCATCTACGTGTTCCGTCTGCGCCAATCCAGGAAATCCAGCAGTAGCCTTCTCGCTTCACGTATCCGTCATAGTTTACGTGCTGCCCTTTGATATATGTTAGGCCTGTGTCTTGTCCTTTTAGGCTTGGCGCGCGTCTGATCTTGATTGTACAAGCAGGATAGAATGTAGCTTTTTCACGTACAAAGTCTGAAGGAATGCCATTTAGCACGGATGCTGATCCAGTAGTGGTTCCGCCTCCTTGATTGAATGGTACGTGGCTAGCATCTGTCCAGTTTGCGAATGTTCCCTTGTTCAAGATGACCGTTCCATCTGTTACGAATGCTAAATCTGCAGAAACGTTATTAGGCAAGTGATATACCCCTTGCGAGTTTCTATCGTACATATGAGAGAACTTTCCTTTTGCAACTTCGATATGTGCATGATTTCCTGTTGCATATCCTGCAGTTCCTTCATCTCCGAACGTGTCGCCTTGCTTGAAATACTTCACTCTTTTAATATCCTCGATGTAGTTATCGTGAATAAACATAAATGTAGCAAAATCAATAGTTCCGTCTCTAAATAGCACTTTTTTGTCTGATTCTAAGAAAACTGCGTTTCCGTTTCGTGCCGAGTCATAGGCTACTAGGTGGCAATCGCACGGTGCGATAGTTTCGTCAATACCTGTGTCCTTTCCTGCATTGTCTAGTGCGTTAGTTCCTAGGTGGGTTCCTACGTTGTTTCCTTGAGTTACATTCATGTACTCCATTGGAAAACCTAAAAGCTGATATCCGCCTTTTGTTAGTTTTTGTCCTTTTCTCATATTCTGGACCTCCTTCTATTTATGAAAAAGAAGAAGCTTTTTTGCTCCTCCTTGTTTCCAGTGCTAGTATGCTTCTCCAGTAATTTCTTTATACTGATCAGCTGTGATGAATCCTTTTTCACAGAATTTTCTTACCTGCTTATCTGTATATAATTTTAGATCATAAAATCTTTTGATTTTTTTAAACATAGATTAGGCCTCGCTTTCTTCTAGAAGTGTGTCTGTCATTAAGGCTGTATACATGACCTGAGCCTCAATCTTATCCTGCGCCGTTGCTTGTTGTTCTGGTTGCACGATTTCCGACTTCTCATCTTCGGAAATTTCTACAATCTTTCCTTCTGTGAATTTATAGTTATATCTTCCATGTTCGTCGACTAATCCTTTTTCTAGATATTGACTTTGAGCATGAGCGTATTTATCGCCTTCTCCTTCATCAATATTTGTCATAGCTTGCATTTCTTCGTTTGATAGAAAGATTTCAGAATTAATTAATGTGATACATTTATCTTCATTTAATTTTACATATACCTTATACATTCTTATCATTCCTTTCTACGCATAAACTTCTGCGTCTAATTCAATGTAACTGTTTTCATCAAAGACGACAGTCATATTTTGTTGAGATACACTTGAAGGAGCCACGAGTAACGTGATTTCTGAATATTTGGTTAGTGTGATAGGTTGCAAATCACTGAATTTATACTTTACATATCCACCGTAATAATAAACCCAAAAGCTTCCTACACCCTTAACAGTCGGCCTTGTTCGCATGTTTAATACGGTTTCACATCCGACATACATTTGTGTTGTAAAATAGCCATTTAGTGATGTATTTACAACATTGTAATACATCATACATCTTTGTAGTTCGTTTGCGTAATTTGGTGCTACGTAAGTGGTAGCTTTACTGCCTTTCTCCAATTTAATCCATTCAATCGTAATTGATGCACCTTGCTTTAATTCTATACTTGCCTCCTTTAAATAAGATAAAGTTACGGTATTTAAGCCTTTTACAATCTTCTTTCCATTTGCATGATTGTATAAATACGCATTACCTGTTACTGCCTTAATATTGCACGATAATGTGCAGGTATCATTGATTGCGTGTTCTAAGATTTGTTTAAACCACGAACTCGTGTCGGTAGTGGCTAACGATGTGATGGTGACCGTACCATCAATATTGTATACAACCTTAGTATTAATGCTCATCCATCTATCTAGTGTATACATCGGCTTTGTATCGTTATTCGTGTATGTTCCACGTCCTCTTTGGTCAACTCTGAAATTAGAGTTAAGCAATAAATTCGGATTACTGAATCTTTCTGCAATGTAATCCATTAGTTGAGACAATGTACCTTTTTTTAATCCAGCGCCATTGTGCACAGGTAATAAGCTTGTATCTGTAAAGCTAGGCAATGCGTCTAATTCTGTGACTTGTTTTCCTGCCATGTTATTCCTCCTTAATTTTATATTTCCAATCCGTGCCGACTTCTCCACTTGCCACTTCATAAGACCAATCGGCTAAGATTGTATTTCCTTTTTCATCCACTAAATCGTGAGCGCTTGTTGCGTTCAAATTTGTAGTAAAGTGATTATTCATCACCATTTGATTTAGGTTATTATGCGATGTAGTAACCGCCTTTATCTTGGTTACGATCCAGTTAATAGCTGTCCTATCTTTAAAACCGAGCATAGGCATTCACCTCCTATGCTGCGGACCACATTGCGTTCAGCTCGTCTGTCGTGATTGCTGTTAAGTCAGTCTTCTTTACGTATCCACTTAGGTCAATGTCTGTATTTCCGATTTTCTCGAACGTTTTTGAGTCTGCCATCCAGATATACTCATCATAGATGTCCTGCGTTCCATGTGAATGTGCGACTAAATAGATAACACCGGTTGCTCCTGTAGCAGGTAATGAACTTACTTTGCTGTATGAAAGCTGTGTGATTTTTCCAACCGCAGTACTGATCGCAGAACTTACTTGTGACGCTGTCTGATATCCACTGTCGTTTGTAAGCTGCGAGGTTTTGGTTGGTGTGATTACGTTTACAGCTTTGCTGGCGTCGGGTGTTAGTGCTGTTCCGTTAACCTTCACTTCTGTGATCGCGTTAACCTGAGCTCCTGATGCAATGCCTGCTAATTTGTTTTTCTCTGCTGTAGTGTAATCATTTGTTGAAAGTACTTTTCCGTCTATGGCATCAACTTTCTTTGCTAATTCTGCTTTTGTCTTTTGGACCAGTAGGGTCGCCCCTGCCTTGTCCAGATATTCTGTAGTCATGTCTATACTCCTTCCCACAAGCTGTTAAGCTCGTCTAGTGAGATTGCCTTGATCTCGTCATTTTTTATTGCGCCTATTTCTTCCGCCGTGTAACTTGGCTTTGTTGGTTCTTTTGCCCATCCAGAAACTGTCGGGTCCTCTTCTTCCATAGCTCCTATGATCTCTCTACCGTTTAGAGTTGGCTTGTTTTTCAGTTTGTTGTAGTCGCTTGTTCCTGCGACGTATTGCTCTTGGAAATCAAACCCCAGGCTTTCATTTTCCTCGGCTAGATTGATACTAAATTCATCTTTCATCATCCTATGATCTCCTTATATAAAACCGGAAAAACAGGACGAGTTAGAATTGGGGAAGCTATAGCCGTTCCTTCTTCGGTGATAGCTCGAATTTGTACCTGATATCGTCCAGGCATAAATTGAAGTGTCTCTTCCTGGGTTAGCGTTACGGCCACATTATTTTCCTCAATCGCTAGGTCTTCCATTCTTTTTGTTAGAATAGTCCCGTTCTGTTCAATCGTTAAATATAGACTTGTTAGTTTCTCTAGCTTGAGTCCTGATGTGTGAATGACCAGAGTTGGTGTTGTCCCTTGTCTCATGATCGTACCTACTGAACCTGATACTTCCAGTCCGCAAATATGTTTGTGCCCTCTTCGTCGGTTAGAGTGTTGTCCACGTCAACTTGAAGCTCTGTATAAATGTGATTGTCTAGAAGCATATTTTCAAGGTTTAGAATGCGGCCAGCTAGTGCCGTTGCGACTTCCCCCTGAAGCGTTTTTTCTAAAGAATCGAACCATTTTCTGAATTTCTCGCCGTTGGCGTATTGAGTGTCCTCATTTTCTTTCTGGATTCTTTCATAAAAACTTTGGAATTGATCGTATAGTTCTTGTGTTGGTACTCGCGTTAAAGTATCAACCGTTAGTCCGCAGTAGTTTTCGTCAAGTCTTACGTCTTGAATCATTTCTGGCGTGATTTCTCCAGCTGATGCTTTTAAAACTACAATCGCAATGATCAGCTCGTATTGTTCTAGATTTCGAATAGGCGTAGGCATTGACTGCGTTCCTTCCTGATATACAAGACCGCATGAATTGCTGATCTTATCATATCGAATGGCCACGTAGTCGTATCTAGTGTAGTTTGTAGCGACGGTAGCTGTCAGGGTAATTTCGTCTTTAGGCGAGTAAACGATACCACCTATTCCGTTGCTGGATGTCTTTAAAAAGGCGAGTCCGTTACTGACTGATACATTCATACCTCCGGCAATTTTTACTTTGAAGTCTTCACCGGTGATATTAAAAAGGCCAGGTGTTCTCCCGGCATGGAACATCCGCAGATCTTCTGCCAGATACTCCGTATCGTTTAAAGGGTATGCTGTCATGAGCCCCCTCCTTTCATTTTTGTTGCGCTTTCTTGAACCTCTATGAGTTCTAGTTCAAGAGTGACCTGCGTCTGTAAATTGCTTTCTTCTACAAACTTAAGGCCTGTTATTCTTGCAAACGTAAATAAATTGAATTTAAAGCTTAGACACGGTATCACGTCTCCTAGGTCAAAATCCTTTTGAAGGACGGCCTTCTTGTCATCCGCATCAATTTCAAATTCAAATTTAGAAGAGCCTTTTCTAGCCTCTGCTAGCTTATTGAGGCCCCTCTCTTTTAGCATGTTGTTGTATTCTTCTTCCGTATAGGTTTGCTCGTTGCCTGATGCATCAGTATATGTAGACTGTAAATCTCGGGCATCCACATATAGCTCCATTCTTGGCTCGTCTCCTGTTCGAAGATCCACAATCACGTTTTTTCGTTCTGATCCAGATTCTTCCCCAAACACATAAGCATAGTTTTTATATCCTGATATATCCTCGATAAAAGTTTGCGAGATTAGGTTTCCGAGTCTATCTGAAAACCTCAGCTTGTTCTTTGTTGATCCTGTGTAGATTTCGAAGTAATTCAGTGTAGTCCCTTTTAGAACTTCTCTGTATCCATAGCCTACTAGCCTGCAGTATTTCTGTGCCATAGTCCTGAGCGTGTCGTATGTTGTGTCAGATGCGTTATCAAGCTTTCCAGGAAGGCCTGTATTCTTCCCGATTACTATATCCAATCCACGTTTGTTCTTTTCAAAATTACCGAGCAGTGATTGTTCCACATTTCGAACGGTCAAAGTATAGAGGTTTATACGGTCCTCCAAATTGTCCATATGTCCGAGTACTACTATTTCTTTCGCAAGTCTTTCTACGGATTCAATAAATAGAATCTCATTTCTTTCCTTGCAAACGATTCGATTCCATTTCTGTAAATATTTCGTATTGAACTCCGTATAGTCCACATGAATCTCGGCTTTCCCTGTTTCGTAATATTTTGGATTCCATTGCACGCTCGTGATATTCTGAAGAGTTCCTTGTCTCTTTCCTTCTATGTCGTAAACGTAGTAGTGCATATCTATACCCCCGCCAGTACTTCATCAAATCGTAGAAGCGCATCCAGGCTTCCTGGGTTTTCTTCTGCAGTATAATTCAGTACATTTTCTCCTGGTTGAATTTGGAAAAACTCGGAATCATAATCTGTCATCCAGAAAATGTTTTCCACTTCTCCGTTTCGTATCAAATGGCAGTATTGCTCGTTTGTAAAAGTACTTATTTCTAGTATGTCTCCTAGATTCATTTCAAGGTCTGCCACTTGTCCGAAGGATATATGCTCCTGAGTAAACACGTTTAGAATTTTCGGATTCTTCACTTTTGCCTCTGCTTTCATAGTCAAAAGAAAGCCAGTGTTTATGCTTCCTTTATAGTTGACCGTAACTAGCGGGCTTAGAATCTTTTCTGATATTTTCCAAGGCTTTGTGTTTGAAAATGAGCGAGGAAATTTAAAAAGCGACCTCAATCTCTGGAAGGTCACCTTTGTTTCCTTTGCACGTCTTGCGTATGGAAATGGAGCCCTCAATACAATCTGGAATTTCTGCCAAGTTTCATTGAGTGTGATAATTGGCGTCGTTTTGGGTTCAACTTTCCAATATACGTCGGCCCCAGCTCTTGTGTTGATATAACGCAGTGTTGCTGATACTCCAGGAAGGATTACAGCTAGAAGTTTTTTTCTAGTGTCTGCGTTGTATTTAAAGCGTCCCTCTAAGGTGATGTCCTTAGGCTCAATAGAAGCCCCGGACACCGTTGTCCCGATTTGATTTGAAACGCTTGATTCTGATAAAGTGATCTCGTTTTTAGAGATTCCGTCTAGCTTTGTTAGTCGTATGCCTGAGGCCTCGGAAAACTCAACTGATTTCCCCAGGCTGTTTGTGTATATTACTGTTACGCCCATGCTAACCTCCTAACCATTCTTTCTGTTTCTTGCGCGATTTCGCTAGGTCTTAGTTCCTTCGCTGAATTTATAGTCTGATCTACCTGATAGACTGTTGTCGTTCCTCCCCCTAATCCTTGGCCTCCTGGATTGCGTTCTAAGGCCAATCTTGAAGTTAGGCTGTCCATGTTAGCTGCTTCTAGTAAATCGCTAGACATGCGTCCCATAAAGGCCTTAGCCTTTGGCATAGCTCTTTCTACGCCTAGCGTGATTCCGGCCGGAATCCATTTACCGATACGATCAGCAAATAGTCTTGAAGGCGACCCGATTCCTAGAGCCCCTTTTACGCCGTCAATAAGACCTTTGGCCATATTTCCAAGCCATCCAGTCAATCCACTCCATGCGTTGTTGATTCCTCGTTTAATACCGCCTACGATATCCGAGCCAATAGATAGCATCTGACCGGGTATTTCTCTTACCTTGTTTACAATTCCATTGAAGAAATTCTGTCCTGCTTGAATCGCTTGCTGTACAAACTGACTTGCAAAACTTGCAGCATTGCTGATTGTACTTGATAGCCAAGTCCATACTTTACCAGGTAATTGTGAGATAAAGTTGATCGCATTTGATACAAAGTCACGCCCTGCCTGAACGGCTTTCTGGATCATTTGACTCACCCACTCGGTTGTCTTGTTGATTGTCTCAAGAAGCCATGTCCAAACCATGCCAGGTAGCTGGGTGAACCACTCGACGATTCCAGATATAAACTGCGGGATGTCCTGCGTTACGAATTGCACTAGGCTTGCACCCCATTCGATTAATTTTCCTAAAATAAATCCTACAGCGTATCCGATCCAGTAAGGTATTGTTGTCCCGAAGAACGTTTGAATGTTTGTCACTAGTGTGTTTATGCCTTCAGGAATCGTTACCGTAAAAAACTGAACTACTTGCGTAGCCAGGTTCTGTGCTGCGTCTACAAAGCTTTGAAAAGCTTCTGGAATTGTTACTGTGAAGAAATTAACGATCCCATCTATAACCTGGCCAGTAGTTTCCTTTATGCCATCCCATAGATTGATCCAGAATTCTCTGAAGCTGTCGCTCGTGTTCCATAGATAAACGAATGCAGCTACTAGTGCTCCGATAGCTACGATCACTAATGTGATAGGCCCACCGATTACTCCTAGAGCTGCGCTTAATCCTGAAAGGCCTCCGCCAGCTAGTGTGAAGGATTCGGCCATACTCGCAAATACGCCCGTTCCTGATGATGCAGCGTAGGCTAGGCCGTCAATCAATCCGGAGCCCTTCGATACTAGACTACTGAATGTCTTGATCTTCTTTCCGGCATCCCCAATTGTATTTGCAATGTCGCTAACAGCCTTGATTCCTTTCCAAGCTGCAAAAGCTCCGGCTACAGCGGCAATTAAAGGCATAAGTCCTTGAATCGTATCTGCTACAGTTTGTACTTTGTCTATAATGTTTGGAAGATTTTCGATAAAGGCTGCGACGAACTCTCCTACTTTTTCTACAAGAATTGGCAGAATATCTCTGATTCTTTCCAAGGCACTTTTTACGAAGTCTAAGGAATCGTTGGAGTCTAGCTTCTGTGCGATTGTATCTCGTACATTGTTCCAGGCTTCCTGAATTTTTTCTGTTGCTGCTTTAATTGCTTCCGCTGTTGGCGCGAAGAACTCCTTGATTGCGTTCAGTACTTTTGGCACTTCTTCTGCAATCCAGTTTAATCCGTCTCTGATTACAGAACCGAAGTTTGCAATCATTTCTTGAATTGTGGGTAAGCTGTTATCTGCTAAAAAGTCGTTGAAAGCCGTGATGATGTTAGCGATACCGATTGCGATACGTGCCGACATATTCGTGAAGCTTGTCGCAAAGCTTCCGGCCATCTCTTTGGCTTTTCCTGCTACTGCTGGAAAGGATTCTGTTCCGTTTTCTAGCGCATCCATCAGTACGTCGTTGAATTCCTGCGCACTAATCTGGCCTTTGGAGAATGCATCTGATACTTCCGCCATACTTTTCCCCGTCTTCTCTGCGAAAATCTTTAAGACAGGGATTCCTGCATCTGTCAAACGTTGCCACTGATCGGCTGAAATCTTTCCAGAGGCGTTCATTTTTGCGATTGCGTCTACTGTGTTAGCTAGGGTTTCGTTTGTTCCGTCTCCATAGAAAGAAACGGCATCCATCATGTCCTTTACCATTCGAGTAGATTTATCTAAGCCTAGCCCTGATGTAGCCAGTTTTTGTGTTGAAGTGGCGGCTGTGTCTAATCCATACGCGGTATCCGTTACAGCGTCACTTAAATTGTTTACAACCTTTGCAGCTTTTTCGCTGCTTCCTGCTAAAACTCCTATAACTTGTTTAGCTTTTTGCATGGCATCTAATCGGGCGGTTGCTTTTCCGATTGATCCAGATATTAAGTCCCAACCTTTGCTGGCGGCCTTGAATACTGTTGCGCCCACGAAGGTTGACTTCACTTTGTCTGCGAAGCTTTCCGCATTTTTATGCGCTCCGCTAAGGCCGCTTTTGTATTCGCTGTCGTCAAGTCCTAGTTTGACTTTAATTGTTCCATCAGCTCCTGATGCCATTTTTCAACCTCCTAGGTTTCTAATCTGGCCAGAAGTTCTGCTTCTATTTCTTGCGGTGTTCTTTCCTTTTCTGATCCCTTATCCTCAGGCAGGCGGTAATACTTTTCTAGGCGTTGTGCGTGAGTCTTCTCCTCTCCTTTAAGATTTGAAATATCTCTGGTTCTGTATCCAATAACTCGTATGATCATAGTATCGTCGCTTAGGGCATTAAAAAGTGCCTTAAATTCAAACCAATGAAGCTTGGCGTCTAAAAGATTTATATTGTACTGCTGTCTAAATGCTGCATATATAAGGTCCATATCGTATTCGAACCGATAGCCTTGTCGTCCGTTTGTCTTGGCATAAGACTCTTTAGGCTTTTTGTCGCAAAAATAAAAGCCCATTATTGCATCCCATAGGTCTTTCTGATCGCCTTTAAAGGCAAACGGATTGATTCCTATTAGATCACAAATAACGGGCAGCTTCAGTTCCTCTGGTATTGCGTTATCTTGTATAACGCTGTCAACTCGGACCCAGGTTCTAAAGTCTGCAAAGATAGGGAGGATCGTTCCGTTAACGTCTACGCTTTCCGGAAGATCTTCTCTCTTTAGCCACAACATTTCTTCCTCCGTATCGTTTGTCTGCGTATTCTAATGTCCTGTTAAATTTGTCCATAGATTCGCAAAGCTTGTCGATTTTGTCCAGATTTTTCTTTTCTTCTTCCGCAGCTTTTGCCTGCTGATCCTTTAAAAATTCATCCTGAAAGATGCTGTGTAATGTGAAGCAAAGCTCATATTGTGCCGAGCTTTCTTCATACCCTCTGAATAGCGTTTCAAAGGCTCCATCTCCTAGAATCTTATCAATCAAAGCAGGGCATTCCTCTAGCGATTCTTTTCCGAATTTGTTTAGAGAATTCTGTTCTGTTGCCCAATTTTCTAGAGCTTCAATTTTAGAAGTGTCCTTTACATCGACTAAGAATCTGTGTCCGTCAATGTCGATTTCTTTTAATAGCTGCTTTTTTAACTTTAGTTCCATGATGTCCTCCTTATGTTGTTAAGTGCTTTACTGTGTGACGCTATCTGCGGTAAATGTTTTCGTCTTAATGTTAAACGTTCCTTTTACCTGATCGCCTTGTTGTGCGAATGTTCCAGAGCATGTTAGCTTAGCTCCGGCCTCTCCACTTCCTGGGTTGTCTGGTTGCACTTCATAGATTCTTTGATATGCTACAAAGTCACCAGACTTAGCTGTTTTCTCGTTCCATGTTTCTACTTCGATTTCTTCAAAAGTAGAACCAACTTTCTGTTCTTTACCTTGCAAGTATAGCCAGTAGTTAAAGGCGTCCCCAGGATATGCTCGGCCCTCGTAAGATACTGTAGGCGCATAGCCTGTAACCTGGCTTTGGCTTCCTGCTTCTCCGATATATTGCACGCCATCATCTGTTGTAGCATTCATGGCTTGCTCCCAGTTAGTCAGTCCTTTGTTGGCTAGAACGTAGCTTTCTGAGCCTGTGAATTTCACGTAATGTAGATTCTCTTCGACTTTGATCTCTCTTTTAGGTAGTTCTGCTGCTGCCATTATTCAAACCTTCCTTTCTTTTCGTAGGTTAATGTCATAGAGCAGTAGAAAGTTGAAAGCGTAGCCTCTTCTCCCGTGTAGTCTGAAGGTAGCGTTGTGAGCGTGACCTCTTGTGGTATCGCTTCATCCAGTGCTAGATTTGGAAAACCTTGCTCCCCCTCTTCCGCGAGTGCCTGTACTAGTGCATACAGGATTCTGGATAAGTCCAGACGTGCTTTCGTGTCCTTTCTACTTGCTTGAATATAAATTTCAAATGGGTAAGTAGCCCTGTAGCCACCGCCCAGATAGTGTTCTATTTCTTCCGTGTAGCCACTACTTTTGAAAAGTAAAGCGGTGTGCTTGGAGTCGTTGAAGTACTCCAGGCACCACGGTATGTTGTTGATATTGATTGAAGAAAAAAAGCTATACAGCCCGTCTTCAACCTGCTTTACGTCTTCCAGCTTTATGATCTTCTCTTCACTCATCTGAATTCCTCCTTAAAAAACTTTTTCACGCCTTCCATCCAGGCGTTCTTTCGTGCCTTCAAAGTTTTAGGCCACCACTCCGAGCCTCCTTGTCTATAGCTCAAGTTTCGAGTTGTATAGACTTTTGTTTCTCCGTGTTTAGCCCATGGACTGTGGCTATGGGTTCCAATCATCACTCTTCCTGTATGTTGGAAGTGTGCGTATGGTGTGTCCCATATGATCCAATCGTTATCCTGTGCCGCCCATCTTAAAGCGGATGTTCTCAGCGTTCCTTTTCCGATAGGCACGTTTTTGTTCGTGTCTTGAACGATAAGCTGCTTTAGCTTCAATCTGGACCGTCGGAGCGCTTTCGTTCCTCTAGCCTGTAGCTGTGCCACCGGGATATCGACTATAACTTTTAGATGATACTCACTCACATGTTACCTCTATGAATTCCGGTGTATTTCTTAAAGGATTTAGGATATTCACATTTGTAATCTCGTAAATGTCGCCGTGTACTTCGATACGGTCCCCGGTTCTGAGCGTGAACTGCTTGTCTGGCGTCTTAAATTCTGAAGGGGAAACTAGAATCTTGTCCGCTTTATAATCGTTCACGTCTATCGTTATGAGGATCGTATCGGAATTACTGGCGCCCGTCTGTCCATAAGTCCGGGCCTTTGTTTTGGAAACCTTTACGTGTTGAATCGTTACTGTTGACGTAGTTTCTTCCAGGTTTTCTTCTCCTAGAATGTTCATGACTTTTATTGTATGCGGCCTAAGCCATCTCGGGCTTTTTACCATACCGCCTGGCAGGCTAGTCCTGCTTTGAGTAATTGGTAGTCGAGCTCTGATATTGCTAGGCTTGATAAGGGTATGTCATGGAACCTTATCGTTTTCGCATTATCTACGGAATACGAGAAGCCGCTAGTGGTTGCGCCTGTGAAGTTCATATCACTAGAACCTACGAAGCAGTCCATGCCACCATGTGCTTCTATGAAGTCTATCTGGTATAGGACTGCTTTTTTTAGATCCATGTCGTAGTCTTTCAAAGCCCGAACTTCCCAGTATGGAATCCTCTCTCGAATGTAGGATTCTAAAAGGCTTTCGGTTCTTGGTTCTATCTGTGCGTATTCTACTTCATCCAGTAGCGTTCCACCTAAGGCTGTGTATTCCTCAAAGCTTAGGATCATACTTTATCTCCTTACATTGCGACAGGAGCTACTTGTACATTACGGAATACACCGGCTTTTGTAGTATCCTTAGAAACGATTGAAGCAATCATTTCTACTTCTCCTTTTTTAACGGCTCCTGGTTCGCTTAAGTTTGGCATGTATTGGTGAATGATTTTTTGTCCTTGTGGACTTACTGCGTGCACGGCATCTAGTCCGAATTTTACAGCGTAAATGCTTGTTGTTCCTGTTGAGTCGTCGATAGGTACGCACATCAAGGATTTAGTTCCATTGTAATATTCTCCCATGTCAACGATTGCGATTCCGTCGTAGTTGTCTACACCTTGGCCGAAGCTGTTCTCTGATCTTGTGTAGTATCCTTGCATTTTAGCGACTGTCTTTAAAACCGTAGCTGTCTTGCGGTTTACTAATAAAGCGTCTGGTTTTACAGAGAAAGTTGATAACCAAGAATCCAATGCAAAAGTGAAGGCATCTGCGTTTTCTTTGATCTTTGCTGCTGTCGATAAATCAAAGGCTGCATCTGCGTTTCTCTCTTCCGTATTTGTCCCCTTTACTAATACATCCAAACCATCAAAGCTTGTGTTGTCTGTTGCAGCAGTTCCTTTGGCTGTTGACTTTCCGTTAATGAAGTCATAGTGGAATTTGTTCTTTACTGCAATGATTTTCTGAGCTAATTGGAATGCAATTTCTGAGCTTGCGGCTGTGTCTTCTAATACACGGTCTACTTCGTAAGCTCCACCGAAGATTTTTAAGTTTGTAGTTTTCTGAGTCTTTACAGCTTCTCCTGCTGTGTATTCGCTATTCAATTTACGACCTTCAGCCACTGATGGTGTTTTTAATTGTAAATAGCCATAAGTTAATGTCGAGCCACCTGTTCCTGGTGATACTGCATTATCGAAAGTTAAACGATCCAAAATAAAAGAGTCCCTACGGAACTCGTCAATGACCTGCTGGTCTACGTGATCGGCTAAACCGACTTTTGATTGCTCTAATGTAATTGGCATCTTTTAGTTCCTCCTAATTTTTGTAATGTTCTGAAACAGCTGCAGCTAGAGTTGTTGGTGCCTCTGGTTTTGGATTTCCACCGTGATTTCCACCAAGTTCTACATCAGCACCTTGGTTTGGTTTGTTTGGTTCTGCAGCCTTAAATAAGAAGCTGTCCTCCTTCTTGATAGCTTCTAATTGTTCATCAAGTCCTGTTAATTTTCCATCCTTATCAAACTTGATCTTGTCTTTATCTAGTAACCCCATCAAGGCCTTTTCAGATAAGGTTCCAGATTTCGCAATTGCTAGTTGAATCGCGCTGTCAAGTCTTGCGCTTTCTAAGTCCTGGTTATATTTGATTTTCCAGTTCTCGACGTCTGTTTGTAATTGTTTTACGTCTACTCCTTCAAAGTTTTTAATCTTGTCAGTCAGTTCTTGAATGCGCTTTTCCTTTGCTAACTGTTCTGCATCATGCTTTGACTTCGAGACGTACTCTCCTGTGGCAAGGTTCGCTAATTTTACGTCTTTGTTTCCTTCTAGCTTAGCTGCAACCTGTGCGTATAATTCCTCACCTAAGATCCCTTTTAAAAACTCCATTTTGTCCTCCTGCGTTTTTTATATCTGGTTCACTCCAGTATTGAGTCCGGCCTTTTATATCCCGTGCCGAGGGGTAGCCAAGCCTTTTAAACGCCGTGCTTAGGGCATAATAAAAACCGCGCCATTCCTAGCACGGTTCTTGTCCTTATTTAGTTGTGTTCTATAGTACTTCCGCAATTCCTTTTGCAAGCCTTGCGGCTTTCTGCATCAAGCCGTTTTCTTCTAGGTATTCTAGTCCCTTAAGGGTTATCCTGATACCCTCTAGCCCTTCAATGTTTGGTGTTTGGTCTCCTATGTATTGGATCACCTGGAATCCCTCAACGTATCCATTTTTCAGTAGCATGCCTAGAAGTGCTTTTCTCTTTGGTTCTGTGATGCCTAGGTTGTCCGCTGAAAGTCTTCGGATGTCTACAACCTCATAGTCCATTGATTTTTGCAGAATTGATAAAATTTTGTATATCGTTCTGAAATCTTCCGACATGTTCTGCCTCCTAATCTACTAAAAAACCGCACTATTTCTAGCACGGCTCTTGAGATGAACCTCTGCCCGGTGATGCTTACCCGGGTACCCTTTTGGCCACTTCGGCGTGTGAGACGCATCTTTTACCCACTTCAGATGTCCATCCTGTATTCATAGTATGCCATCAATTTTCTTTTTTGTAAAGCAGTTTGATTTTTCCTTTTTTCTCTTTGGCAATAAATCTCTTTGAGTTAATTGTATAGGCTGTGATTATTGAATTATTCTTGTCAGTGGCCTCTGAACCTTGCGATAACTTGATAACCATTTGTACGCTTTTTCCTGAATCTGAATCTATTTGTTTAACTGCCCATACCGTGTTTTCTCGTCCCGCTTCTTGATAGGTGGCATCCGGGTCTTCCAGTATATCTTTTGCATGCTTTACAACAAGATCATATATATCTGGATGCCTTTCTTTTATGTGCAGAGCTCTTTCATCAGTGAATATCGTTTTAGTTGTGTTTAAGTTTTCAGGGTACCCATATTTTTTAGGATCAATCTCACCAAGACTGCTATAACTTGGTGATGAAGAAACTCGTTTCTTTGGCCTTCTTACAGGCTTGTAAGGTCTGCCTTTTGTTCCGCCTATCTTCTCGGCTGAATAGTCTCTCTTTAATCGGCCCTTAGAAGCGTCTACAAGCTCTTTCAATCTCATCTTGTTGTATTTATACCAGTAATCTTCTTTCGTCGTGTCTAGCCCTGCTGCAGCTTTCACGCGGCGCTCTCTATCCCACTTTCTCATGTTTCTTTCATAGGACCTTTGCCTTTGTTCCATCTGGTATATTCTGTCATTTTCTCTAGGGTTTACAGGCTTGTTATAATCTTCGCTTATTCCTGGAAAGTATGCGGTAAATGAATGCCTACAGTTCCATCCGCCAAGTCCTGCGCCTGTTCCGTATCCTGTAGCCTCGTAAAAGTTCTCGTAATTTCCTTCCGGATAGTTTACCCAGAACACTTTCCCTTGCCAGGCTGCGTGGCTTGGTCTGGCTCCCATGTGGGCACTTGTCTGTACTAGATTTATATCTAGCTCATCAATGACCGACTTCTCGCAAGCCAGGGCGTTCTGGTTTACCGCGGTTCGTACTGCCAATCGAACGGCCGCCTCGATTGATCGTTGAGCACCGCTTGGGTAGGATACTTTTGTTAGGCCTTCTCTGCATAGCTTGTCTATCGTGTTTGCGGTTGCTTGATCTAGTGAGTAAGCTCCGCTTGATACCTGAAGATAAGCCATGTCGTAGTATCTCATAAAAGTGTCGCTAGCCAATTGAGCTGTGGTCCTTGTAAGGTTCTGGATGTCTCCCCACAGTGCTGATGTTCCTTTTTTGATCTGATCCGAAAATTCTAAGCCACTTGTGTCGTATCCTCCAGCCTCTAGTCTGTCGAATGTGTCGCGGATACTTTTATAGGCACTCTGTTGCATGATCCGGTTGACTTCTTCTTCGGAAGTGTGAAGTATTTCAGCTAGTCTTTTGTTAATCCAGTCTTGCTGCAACCCGAGTTGTTTTAGCTTGTTGTTCAAATATTCTGCTGTGCTTGTCATAGCATCCTGATTCATCTTGATCCGCTCCGCTATGTCCACCAGTATTTCTGTTGCCAGTTCCTGATACAGCTTTTCTAGGTCGTCACCTACGTTCTGCAGGTAGTTCGGTTCTAGCATTAGGCCTCACCCTCTGGCTCCTCTTTGTTTTGATTATCTTGCTGGAAGAACATACTTTGAATTCTGTCTGCCGGGTTCTCTGTTTCTCCGGTCATCTCGCGTGCGGTCTGTTCGTCCTCTCCGTAATACCTGACGCGATATTCCCATTTCTGTAGGATGCCTGCCGAGATTTCCTGAAGCATTCTTAGACGTTCCGCTTCCTCGTCTGAAAACATAGTGTCGTCAAATTGAATTGTGATTCGAACGTCTGGATCAAGCCCGGATATGTGGCACTTCTCTTTGCCTAAAATGATAATTGATCTCGTCAACTCTGTAAGGGCGTCCTGGATTGCGATACGCTGCTTCCAGACGCTTTCTGTTAGCTCTTTATTGCTTGCACGAACCTGAGTTGCTGTAGTCATGTTCTGGATACTGAACTGATATCTATTTTGCCCAAGTCCGCATTTACTTGATAAAAGATTTAGATTGAATTGAACGTTCTCTTTGTTCTCGTCAACTCGAAGGCTTGGATTGTATTCCTCAAAAAGTCGAGGCTTGTCTGGGCTTACTTGTGTTCCCGTACTTACGTATAGAGATTTCTCCAAAGTCGCACCGACATCTGGCTCTTGCCTTACTGGTACTCGTTCGCCTTTATCGTTTAGCGCATAGGCTGTTGGCTTCATGCTAAATAGTGCCTGATCCATGAATACTTTCTTTTTTCCCAACAAAGTATCCATGAATAGGTTGTCGTATGCCAAGTCGCAACTTTCCAGCATGTCAATTGCGTTTGCGTAGATCGACATCCCTAGAGGCACGTCTGCTATGTTGTTTTCGATATTTGGCTTTAGGATCACGAAAGGTTTACATGGTAATTTATAGCTGATTGCTTCGCCGTGTGGCGCTGGTACTCTTTCATAGCCTACAGCGTCTCCTGACACGTTGTTGATCTTGAAGTAATGGTTGTAGATATGGTAGCCTTCTTGCTCTTGCTTGAAGACCTGAATGTACATGAAACTCTCCCCGTTTTGTGTGTACTCGCTAGCCAGTGCAATTTCTGAGATGTCTTCCTCGTCATAGGTCAATGGCACTATTTTCTGTGCGTCCTTGATAGCTTTGATTTGTACACTTTGGGCACTTAGCTGTCCTTTGTTTACTGTTGGATTTACTAGCTGCAGATAGAAGCACACAGTCCCCTGTGCGAATTCTCTTTCGACGGCTTTGTTTCCTAGCTTCCAGAACTTACTGTTTCCTAAAACTCCACCGTTCTGGTCTTCTTTGTCTCCGGTCAGAAATTCTTGCGTGATGCTCGTTCCGTGGTCATCACACTCTACAAGAATTCGAGTCTTATCGTTTAGAAGTAAATCGGCCCAATCTTCGCAGACCTTCTTGGCCATGCGCATTTGCTTGCGTTTTACTTGTCTGCTGTTTCCGTTTTCGTTCTTGATCTCGTATTTATGGAATTCTTGAACGTAGCCCTTCCACCAATCGTTCCAGAATTGAATTTTGTTGTAGTAGTCTTGGACTTCCTGGCTCACAGGATATCCTAAGTCCTTTAGTATTGTGAATAAAATTTTCATTTAAGTACTCCTTCCCGTGATCAGGTCCATATATGTCGACCAACTGTAAAAATGGGCGTCGAATGTATCGACGTCGGTTGTAAAGTCATCCAGAATCTTGTCTTCCTTCGATTTTGTATCGTATAAGGCTGTGCTCAAACTTTCGACCACCATAGGTACTGCCTGAAACTTCATCTTGTGTCGGTTCAGCATCATGTTGTAGGTCAGAATCCTTGTCTTTCCGTCTACCTTGCGGCAATCCATCACGTTAGTTGGAAAGCCTGCCCTTTGTACGGCTACTCGAATACTATTCAAAATAACTTGTTCTGCGTTATCTACAAAAACGCTTGATACCACGAAGCCTTGAATCCATAAAGCTCTGATCAGGTCGACTGTCTCTGTGCAAAGTCTTTCGGCATCTATAGTTCCTTTAGCATGTACGACTTTACGTTCTGCAAAGGTTACAATCTCAGAAAGGTCTGCCGTGATTCCTGTTACGATCAGGCTACTGTGTGAACGTGTTCCACCTATGTCCAGGCCTATATTGATCATGTTAAAAAGTGGGAGTTCTCCTTTGACTTCCCACTCGTCTGGATTGTCTGCAAACTGTGGAAAGAGTAGCCCTTCCGCGTTGCACCATTCTCCTAGTATGTATCTGTTGTATAGGACTGTCCCTCGATATTCGAGTTTCAAGTTCTCCACGAACTCCTGCGGCAGAAACGGGTTGTCTTCAATCGTGTATTTCTGTCGGAATATGTCCGCTCCTGATTCTAGAAACTTTAAAAACCAATGGTTCTTGTTGTCCGGGTTGCAGGTTCCATCAAAACAGCTATACGGTTTGTCAAGACGCGACTTTAGCATGTCGAATACTTTCTTATTCCAGGTTACGACTTCATCCCCGTAGCAGTACGCTACTGAGGCCCCTTGTATCTTTGTAACCTGGCTTTCTTTGTCTGCGCCTATCGCGTAGCACATACGACCGAAAAGCTTTACCGTGTTGTCTGGTCTTACTCTTCCAACTAGTTCTGGACCATATAATTCTCGCATGGGTTCTAGAACGTTTCTTTCAAGTGTCGACTTTGTATTTCCTATGAGGAACACGTGGCCTGGAAGGCCCTCTATAGCTCGAATCCGTTTCGGGATGATGTAATAGTCCAGCCACGTCTTTCCGCTACGTGTAGCCCCTTCTTTTATGTTCCAGCGGCTTGGTTTATGATTCCAGAACTCTTTCTGTTTCTCAGTTAGTTCCACTATCGTCTCCGGCTACTGTGTCCATAGCTTTCAATAAAAGATCCAGTTTCGTAATCTCTTTAGAAGGATCGCCTTGTCTCTTGATCTGTTCAGCCTGTGCATTCATCAGCTTCGTTCTGGCTCTGTCTAGACTTGTGACTGGTTGCTGTCCTGTAAGGTCTCGAATGAATTCTGCAGCCCTTACGTCTCCGCGTGTGGCTTTATTGAACATGGTTGCGGCTAAAAGCATTTGATTGCTGAGCTCATCATCTTCTAGACCCATGTCGATTAGCTTTTCTTTGTTTCTTTCGCTTGGCTCCAATTCTAGGATTGCGGCCAGGCATTGTTTCAGCTTCTTTTTCTTTTTCTGGACTTTCTGGCTTGCGGCTCCGCCCTTGCGTCCCATCTCTGCCGCATTCTCTTTTGTGAATGGTTTCAGGTTCTGCATGGGGTCCTTGCGCTGTCTTGCCGCTTCGCTTTTCGTACGCCCAGCTAATCCCTTAGCAGGCATCCTCGATTAACTCCGCCTGTTCTCCGGTGTAATCTTCCCAGCGCTTGATAATTACATCGGCATAGTGTGGATCATACTCCATCATGAAGCACCTCCGTCCTAGCTGTTCGCAAGCCATAAGCGTGGAGCCTGAACCTCCGAATAGGTCCAACACGTTTTCTCCAGTTCGGCTGCTGTTCTTGATCTGTCTTGCAATCAAAGAAATTGGTTTCATGGTTGGATGCAGATCGGATTTCGTGGGCTTCTTCTCGTCCAGAACTGTTGTGTCCTTGCACCCCCCAGGATTGATTTTAGAAGGCTTTTAAGCTCGTCCTTCTTCATGCTGTCAATGTCCAGGTTTTCTGTGTCTTCGAGTACGGTTACAAGGTTTCTGGTGTTGACAAAGTAATGGGCTGCGCCATCTTTCCATCCGTAAAGGCATGGCTCATGCTTCCACTGATAATCTTGTCTTCCTAGTGCGAATGTGTTCTTGTTCCAGATCAAGGTTTGTCGGATGTTTAGGCCTGCGCGTTCTGCAGCTTCGAGAAAGTTCTGGCTCTGTGTAGATGCGTACCAAATGTAGAAGGCTCCGCCAGCCTTGAGCTGTTCTGTCATGTTCTCGAAGGCTACTTTTAAAAACTCAATAAAGCCCTCGTCGTCTTCCCATGAGTCGTTATCAATGACCAGTCCGTCGGTTCTTCGGTGTAGCTGCTTAGCCTCTGAAGGTCTCATATGCTGTCCTAGTGCTACGTTATACGGTGGATCCGTTACGACCATATCCATAGTAGCGTCGCTGCAAAGCTTTTCTACATCCTGGCGTTTGGTACTGTCTCCGACCATTAATCTGTGCCTTCCTAGCATCCAGCATTGTCCTCTTTTGGTTGTTGGTTCTTCCGGAATCTCTGGCTCGAAGTTGTCGTCCTCTGCGATTTGTTCGTCGAATGTTTCCGTTTCAAATCCGAATGGTTCCATATCAAAGTCCATGTTGTCTAACTCTTCCAGTTCAAACTGTAAAGCGTCAAGGTCCCATTGTGCTGCTTCCGCGACTTTGTTGTCTGCCAATCGGTAGGCTTTCACCTGTGCTGGTGTTAGATCGTCGGCCTGGATGCATGGGACAATCTCAAGGCCTAGCTTTTGTGCCGCCTTCCATCTCGTGTGTCCTGCAATGATGATCAGATCTTTATCCACCACAATCGGTTGCTTGAATCCGAACTCGTCTATAGATGCTGCAACTAAATCGACGGCATCTTCGTTGAGTCGTGGGTTGTTCTCGTAAGGCTTCAGGTCGCATGTTCTTATGTCTGTAATGTTCATGTGTGTTCACCTCTGTTGTATTAAAAAAGAAGCGTTAGCAGCTCAGTGTTCTCTCCAATGAGAGGTCTATCCTGTTTAGCTTCTAAGGCTTCTTTGTTGTCTATGATTACCCGGAGCGCTGAAATACTAAAATTAATCCCATGATTTGTCTTAGCGGTTGTTGATGTTGACGTTGACTAGAAAGCACTCGTTTTTTTAGAAAGGAGGACGCTCCGGGTAAAAGAAAAGAGGGCCCTTTTCTATCGGTCCTCTTTTACAAGTACTAATATACCACTTTAAAGTGGTACACAGTGGGAACTCTTTAGCTTTTTGTGAGCTTTTTTACTTCTGCCATCAGATGTTTATATAGTCCTCGTCTTGTGTATCCATATTTCTCAGCCACATCCACAGCCTTGATTCTATGAATGTACAAATCCCATAGAATATTCTGGTCTTGCAAATCGAGAAGTTCTGTCCATCTTAGATCCATCAGTCTTTTCTGGAAGTGATGCAGTTCTTGTTCTTTGGCTGATATCTCTTCAAATAAACCGAGTGGACTGTGGTACTGATGCTGATACGTCGGCATAGGCCACTTGCTTCTTTTCTGTTCTGCAGTCAGTTCGATTCCTCCAGACTTTGCAAGGCCTGTTGTCTGGTGGTTTAGTACCTCCAATTCCTGATTCAGTTCAATCAAACGGTGACAGCAGTAGCGCACCGTTTTTAATTCTGGAATTAATTCATCATAAGTCATGTTTTACCTCCTTAAAGCTTCGATTAAGGCTTTTTGTGTTATGTTCTTGTGTTCTAGTGCATTCAGCATGTCCTCGTCTACTGTGCCTCTAGCTATGATCTGATAAATTGTCACGTTTTGTTTCTGTCCTTGTCTGTAGATTCTGGCATTTGCCTGCTGATATAGTTCAAGGTTCCAGTTTGGAAGTGTGTACCAGATTGCAATATGTCCACCACGTTGAAGGTTAAGCCCGTGTCCTGCGCTTGCTGGATGCAAAAGCAGCACGTCTATCTTTCCGTCGTTCCAGTCTCGAACGTCGTCCTCGTTCTCAAGGCTGCGGACTTCCAGTTTCTGTTTCTTTAGATGTTCCTTGATTCGTTTTAGTTCGTGTTTGAAGTAATAGAACACCATCACCGGGTTCTGGTTTGCGGATTCGATCAAGTCGTCTAGCGCCTCAAGTTTAGCGGCGTGAAGGGTTGCTACTTCTTCGAGTTTGTTTCCTAGCTGATCGCGTTTATAGATTTCTCCGGATGTCATTTGTAGCAATTGACCACATAGCACTCCAGCGTTGGCTGCTAGCAGTGATTCGTTGTTATCTAGTTCCAGAACCTTCTCACGTTTGAAAGCGTGGTATTCTGTCATCGCTTTTTGAGGTAGTTCGATTGATTTTTTCAAGTACTGAACCGGTGGAAGTTTGGCACAGTCTGCCTGATCCAGACTCATGCATACGTCACCTATTTTCTTGTATATCTTTTCCTCTGCGTCTGGTCTTGGCTTCCAGTCATAAATGATCATCCCGTTTCTTCTTCCTGGAATTAGATATCTTTCTCGAAACTGAGATAGTGTTCGACCTAATCTTTCTCCCTGGTCAATCAAATATATCTGGCTCCAAAGATCCGGGATTCCTTTCGGGGCTGGTGTTCCGGTTAAACCTATGAATCTGTCAGCTAGCGGCATAACTTTTCTTAGGGCTCTAAACCTCTGGCTTTTTGGATTCTTGAAGGTTGATAATTCATCAATCACTACCATGTCAAAGTCAAAGTATTTGTTGTCTACTAGCCAGGTAACGTTCTCTTTGCCTATGAGATAAATGTCTGCCTTTTGTTGCAGTGCCTTCTCACGTTGCTTTGAAGTACCCGCTATGATTGAATAGCTCAAGTCCTTAGTGTGACTCCACTTTTCTATTTCTTCCGGCCACGTGCTCTTTATGACGCGCACAGGGCCTATGATCAGAACTTTTTCTATGTCGATTAGTTTTAGAAGGCCGATGATCGTTAGCGTGGTTACGGTCTTTCCGGCTCCCATAGGGAGAAGAAGGCCACACTTCTTATGATCCAGTCCGAAGTTGATAGCCTTCTTTTGATAGTCATGCGGTTTAAATTCTGTCAAAGTGTCGCTCCTCCGGTATGATTCCAGACCGCATCAGATTTGTTAATTCGTCCACCTGGGCTTTTGTGCTGATGCAGTATACTTTCATACCTGTTGCCCGTATTTGGGCTACTGTGGCTTTTTGTAGGGCTCTAGGCTTACCGCCTGGCCTTTTTACTTCTACAAAGAAAGCCTTTGAATTATATGTGATCAGCCTATCCGGCACGCCTGCGTTTCCTGGGCTTACAAACTTCCAGGCTTTACCGCCTAGCGCTGATATCCTTTTGATCAGGTAATTTTCTACTTGATTTTCTATCATTTCTGGAAGAACTTCTTTTGAAGTTCGCGGTATCGCTCGGCGCAGTCCGGACACAAATCTTTGTTGTCAATTGTTGTGATCCACCCATCTGGAAGTCCTTTCCAGGTTTCGATTGTTTTTCCGTTCTCGATCTTGCTCTTTTCGATTCCGACTGATGTTTCTTTTCCGCATCGGTCGCACTTGATATACATTCTATTTTCTTTCATGTTCTATTCCTCCTCTAGTCTTCTTCTTTGTCTTGCTTGTTTCGAATCTATATTGATTTGAATTTCAGCGTGAGTGATATTGTAATACTCTTTTAGCTGATCCATGCAAATTATCACATCCGCCATTTCTTCGATCAGGTTATGTCTTAGCCCTTTGAACTCTAAGGGCTTTGTTTTTTCTTCCGGATTGCGTACCAGTTTAGAAATTGCCTTTTGTAGTTCTGAAAGTTCTTCCATAGCGACCAGGCTCTGCCTTTCGATTCCGTACCGGTCCATTGTTTCGTTGTTGATTCTTGCATCTAATTCATGCATCAAAAAATGAAATCTTTTGCTGTCGTTTACTTTTATTGCCATTTCTGTGTCTCCTTTTCTAGTTGATTTTTGGCCCTGGAAACGGATACGTGCGGAAACGCCTTTCAAACTCTTTATATATATACTATATTTTCTCGCGCGCATATACGTACACATGTACTGTATTACGCTATATTATATATATTCATTAAGTTAGTAATATTTCTGTTTCCAGTGTTTCCAATAGCTTAGAAAGCCTTATTTTATGCGGTGATTCCCTGGAAACACTCTATAATTTTAGCGTTTCCATATCCGTTTCCACCGTTGCCTTGTGTTTTTTTACGGCCGTTTCCAGCGTTACCTAAACTAAATATGGTTCCTGTTTTCCCATGTGAATTTAGGATTCAAATAAACTCGTTGTTTGCCATAACAGGCTCCTCTTTGTCTTGGCGCTGGTCCTTTATTCCACCCTAAACTTTCCATAATCGCCTTGAGTTCCCTCTGGTCTGTAGGTGTAAATTTATTCTTTGCACCATTTAAAACTTCGCACCAAATTTCGAGTAAACTTACGCAGTCTCTGATGTCTTCCCCCTTGTTCTTCGGGTCCTCCAACCATTGGACTCTGGCGTATAAGTCCATATCTCTCCAGCCCTCTGGTAACTTTCTATCTAGATAATCACGGACCATGTCCTCTCGGACGCTGGTAAACGTGTGCTCTTTTTGCATCTGTTCGGCTCCGGTCAAAGCTTCGCCCTGAAGATATAGTTTTTCTCCGTCCTTGAATCTCTGCTTGGCTTCGGCCCAGATCTGATCACGTTCTTTTGGTAGATCATCAAATACAATCTTTTTCGCTTTCGATATATCCGTGTTGATCGGCCAGAATCTTCGGTTTCCTGTGTAATCCCTTAAAAACTCGTCATCGTTTGTGGTACCGAAAAACACGCACTGTCTTGGGTTATCCGTTACTCTTCTCGCGTAGGCTTTTCTGTATCTGTCGTCCCTCTTACTTATAAACTGCTTCATGGACTCAATGTCGGCTTTTCTGGCTGCAGATAATTCGGACCATTCAATAACCCATGATCCATGCAGGGCTTCGTATCCTTCTTTCCCTGAAATTGTAGTGATTGAATCTGAGAACCAATCTCCGCCCATGATGCTTAGCATGTGGCTCTTTCCGATTCCCTGATGTCCTACGAGTACCGGCATATAATCCATTTTGCATCCTGGTGTGTAGATTCTGGCCACGGCTGCGGTAAAAGCTTTCCTTGCGACCGCTCTGCTGTACTCTGAGTCCTCGCTTCCTAGATAGTCTATAAATAGCGTGTCTAGTCTTGGTATGCCGTCCCACTCTAGTGTGTCCAGGTAGTCCCTTACTGGGTGAAAGCTGTTTCTCTCCTGAACGTAGGCTATAGCGTCATCCACTTTTCCTTTTGCGACAATGTTGTATTTCTTTTCCAGATAGTATCTGAAGCTTGCGTCGTCCGTATCCGTCCAGGTCGGGTCGCTTGGGTTGTAGTTCCACCATGGCAGGCTTCCTTTCTTGACGGGTTTCTGTGCGAATAGGTCATTTCCTCCGACGCCGTTTTTAAGCTTTGGATCATTTAAAAGTATGCGGACTATGTTGTCCGTCGTGGGCTTGAAGTTTCCTTTTTTATCGACATCCATGGCATCCAGCCAGTCCTCGTTTACTTCATCTTTACTGTCTTCTACCCCTTGCGAACCCCTCGCGGTGTCGTCCTGGAAGTCGTCCCAGTCCTCGTGAATCTGTTCTTTCTTGTCATCTATAAGCTGCTTCCTGGTGCCCTCGTCGTGTTCCATTAGTTCGAGCATGTGTTCTGTGCTTGCTGGATCGTCTGGCCACTTGTGTATCCTTACAAGGTCATAGGCGTTACACAACTGCTGCCCTGTTGGGTCTGTGTTGTGATTACTATAAGCATACTTGTCGTCGTAGATGACTAGGCCTCCGGCTGTGGATCCGTTCGTATAGGTCCAGCGGTTCGGGTCCTCTGTCGGCGTGTATTCCTCTGGTATGAATTTCTCAATCGCTTCCTGGATCGTGTAGGCCCTGCAGAATGCGCCAATCCATCCGGACTTAGATAAAGGGTCTTCCTGATGTCTTATGTCACTGTGATGCAGTTCTGTCTCTCTGTTAGAGCGAGGCCAGTAGCTGATGTCATGCCAGTCTCTGTACTGCGCCAGGATCTCATCCGGATTCAGGTATTCGTTTCTGTCTCCTAGTTCCTCACAGATGTATTCTCCGTCCTTGCTGGTGCTAGGCCAGAACATCATTCTTGCTGGCTGATAGGTCGTGTCGTCGAAGTATTCCATTCCGATTGTACTTGCAATCTTTCGAGCGATTGCCTCGTACTCTTCCGGTGATACTTCTCTTTGTAGTGGAATGATCCATCTATATTTTGGCTTTTCCAGTGTGTGCTTATGCGTTGAGTAGATCACGCTGCAAAAGTCGCACGTTATTCGGATCAAGTCTAAAAATTCTTTGTCTGCAAAGTCAGCATCCAGTGTGATCATGCTGCGTGATAACACACTTTGGTTGTTTCGTCTGCCGTCTTTTAGTTCTCCGGCTACGAATCCACCGACGTCCTTGATATTAGACTGCTGGTCCTTCGTCATCTTTTTGTACTCTTCCACAGTCTCTTTTGTTCGGGTCGTTTCTTTTAGTTTTGCTGTGAATTCATCCCAGGACATTTCCTGGTTGAAATACTGCTTTTGTTTTCTGTTTTTGCAGGTTGCTATTGCATACATCCTTCGGCCTCCTGTCTATTCTTCCGCTATAGGATAGCCTCTAAAAGTGGGATTCTTTGATTTTTCCTGGGCTTGTAGGGCTTACCCATTCTTGCTTCTCCTATAAGCCACTTTTTGAAGCTCGTGCTTGATACTTTGCTGTGTTCCTTGCTGGAGTGTCCCATCGGCCTTGATCTCTTCTAGAAGCTTTGTAATGCGCTCAGCGGGCTTCCTGGCGTCCTCCGTATTGTTTTCCATATATCTGCATATCACTGCCAGAGCGTTTGCGATATTGTCTAGCCTGTTGCAGATACGGTCTGCAGCCTGGTTGATCGCTTTTTCTAGCATGTCCGCATTGTCGAAGCTGGCCATGTCTTCCTTCCGTCTTTCTTCAGGCGGTTTGTGTAGATAGCTTAGACGAAAGGCTATAGCGTTTTGACTTCGGTTCTTTAATATAGAGCCATATTCTTTATAAATCTTTGTGCTGCTGTAGCCTAATGCGTCTAGCTGCTTTAGAAGGTTGTCCTCCTGTTGTGTCCATTTAATACTCATGTTCTATCCTCCTAGCCTTGGTGCTTGTGCTATATCTAAACCGAACACTTCCTTCAAAATATTTAGGAGGATCAGTGCTGCGGTGATATAGATCAAGGCTATAATTAAATTTTGTTTTTTCATGTTTTAGTCCTTCTTGTAATAATCGGATATAAATCCATCCCCTACTAGAATCAAGTCTGGCGCCCAGTCTATTGGTTTAGCCATTACGTCTAGCAGTTGTTTGAATTTTGTTTCTTTTTCTTCCGTCGGTACTTCGCATATAACCTCGTCATGAACGTGCATGATTGTCTTAGCTCCGATCTCGTCACAGCCTTTTAGCGTTTCGCATAGGCAGTCCCTTGCGATAGCCTGAACCACGTTCTCGGTTAGTTTCCCTCCCCAGGTGTTGGTCCACTCCCACTTTCGTGTTGTCTGGTTCAATCCTAAAAAAGATACCTGGCCATCCTTGATTCGTGGAGTGACATAGCCTAAAATGCGCCCGTTTGGTAGTTGAATATAAACGTTTCCATTACTTTTGAAAACCTTCATATTTCGGTCCATGGTTGTGACTTTTCCATCTGTAATCGCATCCTCGAAGGCTCTGCCTAGTAAGTACCAGAAGTCCTTGATACGTGGTGAGGCTTGTCTCCATTTCGTTACAATCTCTTGCTGCTGTTCTGGGCTTAGACCCATCTTGCTTGCACCAAAGGCTTCCAGTGCTGCCGTTCCGCCTCCGTAGCCGAGGGCAAGTTCGGCAATCTTTCCTTTCTGCCTTAAATGTCCGTTAATTCCGTGTTTCTCAACCGGAACTCCGAACATCTGGCTAGCTGATGCACAGTAGATGTCTCCGCCGTTCTTGAATACTTCCTGGCGCCATGTTGTTCTTGTTAGCCAGGCAATCACGCGAGCCTCTATGGCTGAGTAGTCGGCTACTATGAAGGACTTTCCCTCTGGTGGTGTGATTACGGTTCTTAGAATCGTAGCGAATACATCGTTCATGCTTGGATAGATGAGCTCTAAAAGTTCGAAGTCTCCATCCTTCACGAGGGTTCTTGGTTCGTCTACTTCATCAAAGCTAGGCCGTGGGAAGTTCTGCGGCTGGATCAAGCGGCCGGCCCATCTTCCGGTTCTGCCTCCAAAAAATTGGAAGGTTCCTCGGATACGGTCACCAACTCCGCACGCTCTCTGAAAGGCATCGTATTTCTTGACGCTTGTTTTTCCGAGCTCTTGTCTTATCTCTAGAGCTCTTCTTGTTTCGGGCCTTAGTGTTCCTTTTAGAAGGTCTTTCACGGCGTCCTTGTTCAGGCTTTCAATTTCATGTCCTTCCTGGTTAAAGATCCATTTTTTTAGCTGTGCTACGCTTTGCGGATTTTCTAAGCCAGTGAGGAATCTTGCCTCTTCCATCAGTTCCATTCCGTGTTCTAAGCTGTAGGACTGAACGCTTTTTATGATCTGCGTATCTACGTGTATTCCTCTGTCGTTTATCCTCTGGTCTCTGTGCCAGTTTTCCCATTCCTGATCAGATACAGGTATCAAGTTATTGAGCTTGTTATAAATGGCTTGTTCGGATTCCACATCGCGCTTGTTGTATTCTATGAAAAGATTCCATTTCTCGGGATCATGCTCCGGTAGGTTTTTCCATCTTCCGCCGTTGGCTTTTGTTGGTTTGCAAGGCTTACAGAAATACTGGATCAATCTTTTACCGGTAGCCAGTTTCACCTTGTCTTCTTCAATCCCTAGCGCGGGGCCTAGTTGGCCTAAGCTTGAAGGGTAGCCGTTCTCTGCGGCCATGATCATGGTATCTTGCCATTGCTCTGGTGGTAGGAATCCATCCTCTGTTAGTCTCTTTTTTACTGCTTCTCCTAGAATATCTCGCTTCGCGTACTCCTTGACGTATCTGGTTAGGCATACTCGTTCGAAGTTTGCATTGTGTGCCACCTTCGTGATATTTTCATCCGCTAGTGCGGATACTAAAGAAAAAGGCAGATCTTCTTCCATTAAATCTAAAACTTCTACTGGATCATCGCCCCAGGCGTATCCGAATAGAAGTATTTTGAAATCTAAACTTTCTGCGTATTTATAAACCCCGCAGGCTGCAAGGTCGACGCTGGAGTAGGTCTCCAGGTCGATATGCAGTATGGTTTTTTTACAATAAGGCACTTAGGTCGTCGCTTCCGGTTTCCTCATCAAACTCAGAAGCGTCTGCCCAGTCTGTAGTAACACTGGAGTGTCCGCCTAATGGTTCTCCGTCCTTTACTTTTAATACGCTGTTAAGTCCTGCAGCGATTCCGGTTCCTACTGTGGTATAAGGATATAGATTGAAATTGATAGCTCCATAGCATCCGGAGTATACGTTTTCTTCAATCTCTTCTTTAGATGAGTAAGCGTATGTAACTCCATTTTTACGGTAGCCTACAGACACCGGTCTATTACTTTTAGCGGATAGCATGTATTTGTTCTTGAATTCTGGCGCGCTGAATTTCTCGTCTGCGTCGCAGTCAGTGATTATACCTCTTGAACCGACTCCTGGCGCTTTTTTTAGCGGTGTTACTTTTCCCTTGAAGGATTGGCCGAACTTCTCAATCCCTTCTTGTACAGCTTCCTCGTAGGCTTTCCGGATACGTGTTAACGTTTCCTTGTCTTCCTTGTCGATTAGAATATTAAGGCTATACTTCTTGTCCTGGCCTTCTACCACTGCGCGTGGCTCTGCTAAATGGCAATAGCAGAATCTTACTAATTTTGTTTTTACTTGTGACATCTTTTTGTTCCTCCTAGTTGTATTCTTTGTCGCATTACATTTTTAAGCTGTCGCTTTAGATCGTTTCTGTGTGGTCCTGGTTTACTGTTTCGAATCTCGGCTCGGATGCGGACCATCTTTTCCTCGAGCTGGTTGATATCCTCTTTTGAACTCATTTTTTGTTCTCCTTGGCTTAAACCAACACATGTGTTCTGAAGGCGACTGGATTCCTATCAGTCTTTTTATCTTTCTAATCAATGCCGTCTTTAAAGTCATTTGTTACGACTCCAAATGCAGGACGTTTGTCGCTTACTGGCACCAGTGTTGGCTTTCCTTGTGGCTTCTCTACCCATTCACCTGCGATTTCTTCAAACTCTTTCTTTCCCACTAGCTTCTCTAATTTTGTAATGGTTTGAAGTTTTGGATTCGCCATAATCTGGTTGTAGTCGAATCCTGCGTTTTGAAGTGCTTCAGATGCCTTAGACTCATCTGTAATCTTTCTTCGGCTTGTTCCTTCTACAACTTTATATCCTTCGTAGTGTGTTCCTTTTAGTGCCTGATCCAGTGCGAATTCTTGCACCTCTTTGGCCCAGTCAATAAGTCCAGGTAGTTCTGGCAAAAGCTCCGCGATTTGCTGATCTGTTAAAATCATCCCGCACATTCGCTGATATCTTTCGTTGATTGCTTTCATCTTGGCGGCGTGTGCTGCGCATTGCGGTCTGGCTTTACAGAACTTGCACCAATCTCCGGCTTGTTGTTCTCCGTCTCCGTTCCAGGCTTCTATAGCTGCGGGCTTGACCGTGTTCTCCATCCAGTCTGCCAGTTCTTCGGTAGTAAGTTCCCAGGTGCTGATGTGATCACGTCTAGGCTGTACGATATGAAGCTGAACCTTTTCAAAATCGTATAAGCAGTCGTATAAAGCCATAACTCCTGCGGCGTAAATGGTAAGCTGTGTATTGTGTGGAGCGTTTACCTTGACGCCTTCTCCGTATTTAAAATCGATAACATGGAGCGTGTGATTACTTACGATCACGGCGTCGCTTGTTCCGAATCCTTCTGGAATCCATGGAGTCAAATCAACTTGTACCTCGATAAAAAGATCAGCGATATCGCTTTTCTTTTTCTCTTTGTTGTATACTTCTAGAACATAGTCTTTATAGAAGTTTGTAGCCTCGTCCATTTCTCCGTTAGCTGCTTTTACTTTTCTTCGTGGGTGCCCTTCAATCCAGTTACGGAGTTTCTGTTCGGCTACGCTGTGCGCTTCCGTTCCTTCTGCTGCGTAAACACTTGGCTTTTCTTCGAATAGTTCCTCCAGTCTTGCGGAAGGGTGGCAGTGAATCCATTTATTGGACCCACTGGCTGATAAAATCGCGTGTTGACTAGGCATGTAGCGCCTCCCAGGCTTCCTGATATTTCTCTTTAGGAATCTCACAGATCTTGCTAGCTCCCATCTGAGTTAGGAGTACTTTAAGTACGGCCACGCCTTTTTCTTTGGCAAATGCAACGCCGGCTTTTTGAAGGTCCTCTAGTGTGATTTCTTTTGCTGGAGCCTGATCAGGTTCTGGCGTTGGCTTTACAGTCTCATGAATAGGCTCGTTTTGAGTCGTCCAATCTTTGGCCATTAGAATCTCAGTCTCATTTTCTTTTTCTTTACGAGTTGGCGTTTCCTTTGTTGGCGCTTCTTGTTTTGGCGCTTCTTCTTCCCATGGGAATGTTTCAGGCTCAGGCAGCTTTTCCTCTAGCCCTGCGCGCTTTAGGTCTAGCTCTTTGGCTAGTTCCAACACTTTTTTAGCGTCGTCGATTTCGCTTGTTGCGAATTGCAATGTTAATTGGTAATACATCTATTTTTCCTCCTTTTTCTTGATCTTTTAGACATTTCCTCTAAGAAAGCTACTTGAAAGGCTTTCATGGCTGCTTTTAAAACTTCATCTCTTTCTTCTTCTGGTACTTTGAACATATCAAATAGAAGCTTGTCATTTTGCGAGATTCGTTCACATTTAGTACGGATTCCATGTAGTCCCTTTAATCCTTGAATAGGTTCTACTAGGCTCACTTTTATTCTGTATAAATTCAAAGGATCCATTAAAAATCATCCTCCTCATCGGAGTCATCGTTGAAGAGGTCCGCGAACGCTTCAACCAGTTTCTTTGTGTGTTCTTCGTAATCCTCTTTCCTGATGTCCTCCAGTCCGTCTGTCCACATTCTTGAGGTTCCGTACTTTTCATTTATTTCCTGGAATTCCTCGAATGTCATTTTCTAGTCCTCCTTGTTTTTTTACTTGGTCATTAGATCATTTAATTTTTTAAATTCTTCATATGTGATGCAGAAAGGACACTCTTTGTCGCCCTCTTCTGCATTACAATCCCAGTGCTGTAGTTCACCACCGAATACGTCAGCGAATAATCTACAGCATCCTTTTTGATAGCTGATAGGTAAACCGTGACCATCCCAATCCTGGTCAATATAAAATGGACAATATCGCGGATCAATTTCATCAACAATAATTTGCATTTTCTAGTCCTCCGTTTCTTCCATTTCTAAGCCTTCTAGGCTTTCGCTTAGATTTACTACCTGCTGTACAAAGTCTCGAAGCATGGCCTTAACAGCATGTTTTAGAATCGATCTACATTCCTCTGGATTGACATCCATCACTTTAAGAAAGGCCATTATCTCGGGTCTGCTTCCTTCGATATGTGTCTCTAATTGCATGTTGTCTTCAACGTCTGGCGCTAGTGCAACTTCTACTGAGAAAAGCTTTAATTCTCTTTTTGCAGGTTTTTCTTTTTCAATAGTGATCATGTTTAGTCCTCCTCTGTTACTTCACAATCTGCTAGGATACCTTTGACTGTTGCATCCTCATCAATGCCTTTGAAATGCCCTTTTTCTTTCATTCTGATTAAAGCAGGTATAGCTTTGAATTTGTATTTGTATATATTTGAACAGCTTTGTAACAAGTCTTTTTCAAATTTAGTTAATTTGTATGCTGGCTTTTTGTGAGGACTTGCCAATTTATACTGCTTCAACTCCTCCAGCCAAGCTGCAAGTTGCTTATGTTCTTCTCTACAATCTTCACACATAGATTGATTTTCAGATAACTCTTTTGCGTGAGCAATCGCTTCATCTAATGTCATTCTTTCTTTTTCCTCCTTGTATTTTTGAACACGTGCTGTATAATATAAGCGTGTTCTATTGCTAGAGCCTTATTCGTTTTCGAGCGAGGTCTTCTAGCCTTTTTTTATAGAACGCTCGTAGGATTCTACGATATTCTTTTGTGTAAGGCCTAGATACTGAATAGCACGTTTGGTCAGGATGACGTTGCTGTCGATATTTTCTAAGCCTTCTTTTTTTATATCTTCCATGATCTTCTGAAAGATTTTGCTTCCTTTACCCCTTCCGCAACCTATAAACTTTGATAGCTCGGATATGTTCATGTATCCTTTTTCCATCATCTCGTATCTGTAGGCTGCTAGGTTTTCTACTTGCAAAATGCACCACCTCCTTTAAAGCATTTGATAGATCATGATCCAAACCGCTACGATTAGCGACAGGATCAGGATTAGGATCGCAACGTTTAGCACTGTTACAAGTCCAGATCTGAATCTCTGTTTTCTGATTCTTTTTTGTTCTGCATAGAAGGCTTCCAGTCTTAGTCTTTCTCCGTGAAGGTTGATACCCTCCGCAAAGTCTGGAAGTTCTGCGTCTGTTGTCTTGTGTTCCATTTCTCTTTCTTCCTTTCGTGATACAATCTCCTATGAAAGGAGGTTAATCGTTTGAAGTTAAATCAGGATTTGGTTCGGTTGCTTCTACTGCAGATAGAAGATAAAACCGGACCGTATGAACCTCTAGAACTCTCGGATATCTCTATAAAGGATTACTCTTATGAAGAGATTCTTTATACAACTGAAAGGCTTCTAGAAGCCGGCTATATCAAGGCACGTCTTGAAACTACAGATTTACATCGTGATCATGTTATCTATTCCTTGACTTGGGACGGTCATAAATTTTTAGATACTGTTCGCGATAATGTTGTATGGCGACGGACTAATGATATAGTCAAAAAATTGTCTTCCGTATCTTTGAGTTTGATTCTTCACATTGGTGAGCAGGTCATTCTCGATATGGTTCGAACTGGATGTTAGGGTTTCCCTTTTGGGATTCCCCTTTTTTTGCTGCCTGATAAAAGCTCGTGTGTTTAGCTCTGAAAGTCATTGATATATGCACTCGAACTTCTCCATTTTCTAGGGGTTCTATTGAGCAATCGTGTACTGGGTAATTACTCAAGTCTAAATCATTTATTCGGATTACTGAGCACCCGTCTAGAATTTCAAATCTTTCTAAGTAGTCCTTAATCATTTCTTGTACCTTCTTTCTAGCCATCTATCAAAGAGCCAGTTGTCTATATTCATGAGTATCACGAGGACTACAAGTAACCAGGTCGTGGCTAGTGTCATGGCGACTATGAGTTGTACTTCAATAGGCATCTACTTCACCTCCTCCTGCTTCTCTGGTTCCTTGGCTGCTGGTTGAGCGTCTTTAGCTCCGGCAATGTAGCCTTGGATAAAAGACTTTTGTCTTTCGTTTAAACCTTTTACGCATTCAGCATTTTCTTTTAAATCCTTTAACTCAAAATTGCATTTATTCATGTTTTATCACCTTCTTTATTGCTTTTATTCAAGTTATGTCTATAATTTACCCCTCAAAGTACAGAATGTCAACACAAAAACTTGAATTACTCAAGATTTGTGTTATTCTTTCGTTGGGAGGTAAATAAAATGCTAGGGCAAAGAGTAAAAGAGATTCGAAAAGGTTTAGGCCTTACAATGAAAAAGTTTGCTGAACCTCTTGGCTTATCCGAATCAGCTATAAGTCATATTGAAAACGGGTCAGCAAACCCATCCGAAAGCACTAAAAAATTAATATGTTCTGTATACGGCGTGGACTATTTTTGGTTAACCGAAGGAAAAGGAAAGCCTTTTATCAACGCTACACAGCTTCTATTAGAACAGCTAGCCATCGAAAATCACTGGGATTCAGAAACTTTAGATATTATGAAAAAGTTATATGAATTACCTCCAGAGCAGTTTGATCTAGTTCTGGGAATGATTAAAAATATGAAAGACGAGTAATCCTGTTTAGGTTTGTTACTCGTCTTTTTATAAAAAGAAAAACGCAGAACCTGTTTCCAAGTCCTGCATTCTTCCGTGTGTGTTCTATTGCTGTGTTCCGTGTCTGATCCAGATTCTTTGTAGGATTTTATAGGCCTGTTCAAGGCCCTCCTGGTCCATAGTCTGGAGCATGAATTCGATTTTCTTTCTGAGTTCCTCTATCCCATCTGCTTTCCCTTCTTTCTTAAAAGCTCTTTCCCTAATTTCTTACAGTTTACAGCTATGAACGCATTTTGTCAAACTTTTACGGTTATTATTTTGTATTTTTTATTATTTACTTTTTAAACCTAAAAGATTAATATAAACCTAGGAGGTGTAATTAACTATGAATAAATTGAATGAAGTCTTATCTTCCAAGCTCCCTGAGCTGATGAAAGAGTCTGGTGTCAGTCGTAGAGATTTGGCCGAGTATTGTGGTGTTTCCTACAATACAGTACGGTGTTGGGAGGTAGGTACTAAAGCGCCAAGGCCAGATATGGTTGTGAAAATTGCAGAGTGCTTCAACCTGAAACCCTTTGATCTGATGAGCGAAGCCTTTGAAGATTCTGCAGTAAAGCCTGTCCGCTTTCTGTCCCTGGTCGACGAGGACGGGTCTGTATCTAAGTCGAAAAGCTCGTCAGTCTTCACTTCTACGGCTACAGATGTTGCCGCGGATTATATCTATGTCATGCCTGATGAAACTATGTATAAGGCAGATATTATCAAGGGCGACGTCTGCCTGATTCGCGCCACAGGTGCTATTCGTGCTGGTGTGCCTATGCTAGTGAAGTATCAAGGTAAAGCCATGCTGCGCTTTATTATTACGCATAACGAAACGAACCAGATTGCTTTACGTACTGCCAGTCCGTATGCGATTGGGACTCTCTTCTCGACGGCCGACTTCCATGATCAGGTTCAGGTGTTGGGTGTTTTAGTCGCTTTTCGTAGAAATTATAAAAGGAGGTAATCTCTTATGGCTCAGCAAAAGGACACAAAAAGGGGAACCTGGATGTTCTATGGTTCCTGTAAGGATATTACCGGAAAGACTCAGCGATATTGTCGTCGAGGTTTCAAAACAAAAAAAGAAGCAAAAGAAGCCGAGTTTGCCTTCCGTCTGGAAATGACTACCGCTCGGCCTTCTATAACCTTAAATGAAATGTTTCAGTTATACTGCAAAAACGCAGAGAATATGTCCGTAAAAGGATCCACTCTCTATACGCACGTACATACTTATAAAAATCACATCCAGGATGATTTGGGAAGCCTGAAGCTTACGGCGCTTACGACTCCCGTTCTTAATCAGTGGAGAAACCGTCTGCTTCAAAAGAAAAAACCAAACGGTCAGCTTTATGCTGCCCCCACTTTAAATGGCATTTTAGATACTCTATCCGTTATTCTTTCCTATTCCGTTAGACTTGGATATCTTGAAGTCAACCCGTGCAGATCTTTGCCTATCGTGAAAGATAAACGGAACCTGAAAGACCAGAGTCTGTTATTCTGGGAGCAGGAAACCTTTACGCACTTTATATCGTGCGTAGACGACCAGTACTGGCGTGATGTCTTTATGTTTATGTTTGGCACTGGTGTCCGTAAATCTGAAATGTTTGCTCTCCAATGGTCGGATGTTGATCTAGGCAGAGGCCGGGTGCATATTTCTAAAACGTTAACGATAAAAACGGAATCTGCCCCGTGGGAGATTACTCCACCTAAATCTAAAAACTCAAACAGATATATTGATCTACAGGATACCCTTCTAGATTGTTTAAGGCGTCGCTATAGCGAGCAACAAAAGAAGGACGGGTTCTCGTCCTCCTGGTTTGTGTTTGGCCATATAAAGCCACTTCTGGCGCCCAGACTGGCCGTTGCTTTGAAGAGATATATCCAGGTTGCTGGTGTTCCACCTATCTCTCCTCACGGCTTTAGGCACTCTCATGCGACTCTGCTGATTCGTGCCGGTGTAGATGATCAGCTGATCGCAGAAAGGTTGGGGCATTCTGTTAGTGAATTAAGAAAAACTTACGCCCATATATACTCTGAATCTAGGCGTGAAATGCTGGATAAACTGAACAAAATTTTATAA